CGTACATACATAGAGCTGTCCGGTTACGGTATCGAGCCAATAAGACCCAACCTCATATCCTTCTGTCGAATCATTACCTGAACTTGGCCCTGTGGTTGCCGTCGGATTCCCTTGACCTTCACCGATTGGGGACATGTCGTCCCAGGATGGTTCAGCCGAGGAACCTGAGTTGCGCCACACGTGACCATTGGTCGTATCAATATAGACACAACCTGCGGAAAATTTGTTTGCAAGAGTGGCAAGCGTTGCAGGAGAACCTGCGCCGCTCGCACTGATGATCAACCCATTGTAATCGGCTTCGATGACGATTCCAGCGAGTGATGAGTCTGTTCGTGGCATAGTCCTTTAATCAACTGGAGCAGCCGCCCCTTAGATTTCCCAAGAAAGCGGCTGCATGCCAGATAATAAGTTAACGAGCCAACAACACGTTGAGGAACTTCTTGCTTCCATCCGTGAAGGTTTTGATACCTCCAAGGTAAGACGAGAAGACGTTTGTTCCACGACGGTCTGCCGTTGGACGCATATCGACTTCCTTCATGTCTTGCAATACCGCATCGATAGCTCCCTTCTTACCGAAGTAGCCATGAATGCAGTTCTTGCTCCACACATCAGCCACAGCGGCCAAAGTTTCAGAAACCGTCAAAGCACCAGATCCGATGCCTTTAATGGTCATCTTCGTGGAAGCAATAACATCGGTTGCCGAGAGCTTAAAGGTATCAGTCACAAGCACCTGATTCGCCGCAGAGAGCGCAACCTGGTTAGCGTTGGTCGTACCTGGATTGTTGATGGCAGCCACCAAGTTTGCACGAGAAGCGGCCGCATTGGCACCGATCAACACGTTACCAGCAGCAACTCCGATCACCGCAACGAATGTCCAGGTGATTCCATTGATTACGACAGTTTCAGCGTTTCCTGGATTGGTGTTCAAGAAGAGTTCTGCTGTCCCAGTCAAGTTCTCAGAAACATACATCTGAGCATTGGACACATCGCCCGTATAACCATTGGCATACACGGAACCGGCCAAATCGATGTTCTTTCCCAAGAGAAATTGGGCCATGCGAGCAGCGCCAACCGAATCTGTCACGAACGCAAGGTTCGAGAGCATCTGATTATTGCGGCGCAATTTGGCAGGCATCATCGTGACCGCCTGTGGAGTCGTGGTTGAATCTTCCGTGAAAGGAACGCCAGTGGAAGCAAGTGTGGTCAAGTCACCCGTATCGAAGGTCTGATTGGCATTCAACACTTCAGCAAACACACGAGCATCAAAGTCAGCAGCGACCTTGATCGCCACCTGTGCTCCAATAATTTCACCTGGATTCAATGGGCCAGCTTGTTTGACTTCACCATCGGACACATGGAACGCAGCTTCTTTTTCCAAGTTGATGTTGAGGAGTTCGGAAGAATCACTCAAAGCATCAATCGTTGAAGCGGAACCACGAGTCACGGAACGAACACGAACGCTCGAGATGTCGTAAGCGACACGCTCGATGCTTTCTCCGAATTTCAAATCCTTTTCAAAACGAAGGTTTGCAATCTCCTTTGCCACCAAGACCTTTTGGAAAATCTCTTGATAGGCATTGTCAAATTGCGGCTTAAAGTTAACGAGAGACATACACTATATTTGTGTAGAGAGCCTCTTGGTCAATGAATCGTTATATTTCTTTTTAAGCAATGGGTTAGCGAAAACCTCCTTTGCGTACTCACCGTCACGATTCATCCGCTCTACATCCACGTCTAGGACGTCGTTCTTGCCCGCCCTGGTAGAAGCGGATTCCATCGTGCGCTTTCCTTGAATCAAATGACCGTAAGCTCCCTCAATAATTTGAGTAAAAGTTTTGTTAGCATTCTCAGGAGAAAGAGAAAGTGCCTTGATCACATCCTTGTTCACAACACCTTTATATTCAGGCATCGCTTCCATCGAATCCGTAAAGTGCTTATTAAAAATCTGTTCGATTTTCTCTGAGCGCTCCTTGTCCTCGATGGGTTTAAGCTTGGTTGTAATCTCACCTTCCACCTCCTGTCGAACCTGCTGGCGGACAGTATCTGCAAACTTTTGCAGAAATCCCTCATCCACCCCATGTTCATCGGCAAGCGATTTAAGATCGGCTGAAACCTCTTTCTTGGTAGCGCCTGCTTCAATCGCAGTCTTTAGCTCTTTGAGCTGTTTTGTTAGCTCTTTATTGTCTTTCTTCAAGTCCATGAGGGCAGCCAAAGGTACCATTTCTGGCTCCTCTTTTTTCGGAACTTGTTGAACGGTCTTAAGAGCTTCGCCGACTGTTTCCTCTTTAGGCTTCTGTGCCTCCGCCTGAGGTGCGGGTTCGGTAGATTTTAACTCCTCCGCAGGAGCGACTTTGGCTTCTTCGGCCATAAGTGGTGATCCAGTTAACGTCGAGACTAGACGGGGTTTTATACCTCCTCCCAGAAGGAAAACGACTTGAAGGTCGCACAAGGTTTCGATCCTGTTGATCGAGACCCTAGCGAAACTCAATTTTCTTCGTCTGGCACATCTACGAGGATCAAGGCCAGCTCCTCTTCCAAAAGCTTAACATTTTTGGGCGCTCGCTTCAAAACACGCAACATGTCAAGGCGCTCTTTAAGACGACAAACAGCAGACCGCAACTCTAATTCTGGGGCTTTATAGAGAGATAAAACTGTGTCCAAGCTATCCCGAATATCCCGTTTCAAAGAAGCAACTAGAATCTCACCACCTTCTGTTGTAAGAATCGCTTCAATGGACTTAAGCTTTCGCAAATCCTTACGGATTGCCTGTTTTTTTTCTTGCAAATCCTCCATAATTAAATTTCAACACCCGTTTGTTTTTTGATCTCCTCAATCTCCTCATGATATTCCGCTTTTGCTTCCTTAACCTCTTTTAGTTTCTTCTCACACTTGTCTTTCACGCCCTTAGATTGAGCATAGACAGCAATAGCCGTAAGCCTTAAATCATCGAGCTGTTGCACGATCTCGTGATGAGTCTCTACATTCTTCATTTTAGCTTCTTCAAGTTCAATCTGCGCCGTAAGTTCTTTCTCGATGCGGTCTAACTCGGCCATGTGTTTTTTAACAGCTTCAACCGTGAATTGGTGCGTAGAGCCAGATTTTTCAATCAACACTTCGTTTTCTTTTTCGCTTTCAAGGACTTTGTATTTGACCATAAATTATTGGATGGGTTCAGCAGGAATCGGAGCCGTGCTGTCCGAAACAATAGTTTCAGAAGCAGACGGCTGCGATTTGCCTGACAAGGAATTAAGCAAAGTTTGAGTCTCCTCATTTTTGAATGATCTCGCTTCATTTCGCATGATGATCGGTTCCAAGGCATCAATATAATCTGCAATCCGCTTGAATTGAGCAAAAGAGATATTCTCCTTGTGATCTCGCATATAGTCTACCAAATGCTGCTTATAAGCATTGTTTGCGATCTCATTTGGTTCAACCATCTCACCATCCAAGAGACGTTCAATGTCTCGATCAGCTTCACCCATAAGTTCCATATTGCCATAGCTATTCACATCAAGGAGTTGTTGAATCTCGTCTTCATTGAATCCGGCAATCTGCGCCTGGAGTTCAAATGATTTTTTCTGATTGATGCCTTGATTGTTTGCCTGTGCTCGTAAAAAATTTATCTTTGAAAGCTTGTCTTGATTGGAAGCCAAAACTTCGGCGTTTGAAGATTCCACAATCACCTTAAACCGATCTCCCTTACGAAACACGTCCGCTCGCTTGATTTCCTCAATCTCGACACCTTTAGGTCCAATCATTTCTACGGCAACTTTCTTCACTAAGTGTTCACGCACACCCATCTCCCAGAGTTCCGCAAACCGCTTGTAACCAAACGAATAGCTTTTGTTCAAAAGGCCAAACCGATCAGCTGCCGCCGCTTGGTTACCTTCATAGATTCCAACCTTTCCTTCTTCATCGGCCACGCCTTTTGCTCCTGCGGTTACTCCAGACGCTTTCTCCTGGATTGTTTCCAAGATATTAAAAACCTGGATTGGCGTGTTAATGCTCGGGGTCTGAATGATCTGAACCGCTCGGTTGGCGTCGTATTCGCCTTTGGTTTTAATCAATCCATCTCTGCGATACTTGAGTTCAGCCAAGTTCTCAATCGCTCCGGTATTTACCACTTTCATCGGCTTGTTAATCGCCTCAGCGTTATCAAGCATCTGATTGATCGTGACATCCTGTGCCATGAATAATTCTCTGGCGAAATCGCAGTAAGATGGTGTCCAAAACTCTGTGAGATCGGGGAAGGCGGCCCATGACCACACGGGCCATGCTCCCGATTGAAAATCCTTCGATGGCGGGAAGATGTCTTCAAATGGCTCACAGCGAATACATCGACCGGCATTATCCATCAAAAGATAATATCGAAGTCCATCATCCTCATAAGTCGTCATCCAACGCCAGAATTTATATTTACTCGGATCGTTATTTTCCTTCTGAGCAATCGTATTCTGATCGTAAATACGAGATCGTTTGTTAGTCTGCTCCTGGTTAAAATCATTCGCATTGCCTGAACCGTTAAGAAGCTCTTGAACAGCAGACTTGATATAGATCCCATCTTTCATGCCTTCCTTGAGTTGCCGCTTGTCCAACACAACAGAATAAGCCCCCATATAACGAGCTTCTTCAAGCTCAATGCCTCCACACGACGGATCAATCAAGAAATCATAGACATCGATTGGCTCCAAGTGCGGACGATAAAGACCGTTAATACTATCAGCGTAATAAAAATAAATAGCTCGTCCATAAATAATGGCCTGCTTCTTTCCGACAATATCTTTCATGTCCCAATTATCCGTGTTCTGATCAACCTGACGTAGAGCGTTCAATCGTTCAACTCGTTTAACTTGAGATGGTTTCCGTTTCTGAAATTTGAAAACCAACGGGTTATCAATCTTGGAGAGAAGTGTATGGACAAACTCCTGCATTCGTCCGAGTTGAACACTGGCACGAGACTCTACAGCTTTCTTTTTCTTGCCATAGTACATCTCTTCATTTTTCTGCCAGTTCGCAATCTTCCCTTGTTTGAAGGTGCGAGCAAACTGAATTTCCTGCAATGCTTGAGCGGCGATCTTGTCGATTGTTTGCTTGTTATAAGCCATATTAAATTCCTATATCAGAATAAAGTACTTCGGGTTCTTCGGAATGAAAGCTTCTTTCAGGAAA